AACCGCCGTTTGGATTTCCGTCCGAAATTTCTTGGTCATTGAAAATGATTGATTTTTGGTCGGTCTTGTCCTTGTGTGAACTCATTAAATACCCAAGTGTTGATTCCATTGTTTGAATCCGTTTTTTTTCATCGCCCGAAATTCTATGAATAAACTTTTTAAAATCGTTTGAATCCGTTTTGGTTTCTTTGTATTCGCGTTTAATTATTTGGTCTTCCCAAATGTATCCATCGCAATCCATGAAATCCAATCGTTTTTGTTGGTCTTTTTTTACTTCAACAACGCCGTTTTGGTAGTATAAATAAACCGTGTCTTTTTTATCGGTTTGCATTTTTAATTCAATTGATTCAAGAAACGACAAAAAAACGTCCGTGAAATATTTCGTTGTCGATGCCAAATAGTTCCAAACTTGCAATTCATTCCGGTTAAATAAATAGTTTAAAACAAAATCTTTGATTTTTGTTGCGCTTGAATTTCTTACAATATTTTCTTTTATGTTTATAAAAATTGGTGTTTCGGATTTTTCTTGATAGAATTTAAAAAATCCTTCTTTTTCTAAAAATAATTTTAATTGAACGTTGTCAATCACAACGCGTTCGCCTTGCCTGGATTCAACCATAAACCAAAAAACAACATCTTTTGAACTTTTTTTGATTGCTTCGATTGTTTCCGCGTCGGCTTGTGGAATTGCGTCTTGAATTTTTTCAATCGGAACGCCCCGTTTGACTTGTGTTTCAATTTGTCGGAATGTCTTCCGGTCTTCGAAATATTTTGTTCCGAAAAGATGTCGCGATTTGTACGCGGATTTTATCACGTTTTCAACTTCTTTTTCCGGCATCGAACCCCCAACGATTTGTGACAAAATTGTTGATTCCGCGACGTATTTGTCCACGCCGTATTCATTGAATGAAGACGCAAGGATGAAAAGATTGTTATTTCGTGAACCTTTGACAAGTCCGAAATCACGAACCCACCATTTCAAAAGGCGTTCAATTATTTCATTAGTTTCCTTCAATACAATTTGCGGTTCGCGGTCTGTGAATTGATAACCTTCTTCTTCGCTCTTTTCAACCCAAAGTTTTGATTTGTAGTTGACAAATATTTTTGGATCATACGATTCGTAACACGCCCGCGATATGTTTTTGCAACTTGTGTCGAAATATTCACAATTAAAATACTTTTCCAAAGCAATAAAATAAAGTTTATGTTCGTCACGGTCGCATTTTGGAATTTTGACGATTGATTTTAAACCGTCCCCACTTGGTGAAGTAAAAACCGCCATTGTATGAACGTCTTTTTCCAATTTCTTGCGCCATTGTTTGAATGTTTTTTCATCCGTGAAACCGTCGAAATCGAGCGCAATTAATCCGGAATGTTCAACAATTGAATTGTCGTTTCTTGCTGAAAACGTTCCCGCAAATAAATAGCACGGAAGTTGTTGTTTTAATTTGTTTTTTTCGTCTTTTGTTTCAACGGACCGGATTTTTTCAAGTAATATTTTTGAAGAACCGTTTTTAATTCGGCTGAATGCTTTTTCAACCGGTATTTGAAAGTCACCCGCTTTCGGATTGAATAGTGACTTGTAACAAGTTATTTTCATAGTGTGTTAAAAAAGTTGTGTTTTTTTAAAATTATATAATTTCGGCGGTCTTTTGGCGATTGTTGGCGGATTTTTGTTTTTCAATCCGCCTTTGTTAAAACCTTAGTGTTTATTATGCTTTTATAGTCTTTTATTCTATTTTTCCTTTATTTTGGCGGATTAAATTACTAATAAATAAATAAAAGAATAATAATATAAAAATATGAAATAAGTTGAACGGTTTTTGTTCGCCTTTACGCCTTCAAATTGTCTTTTCAGTCAACAAACATGATTCGACAAGTTCCAGGATGTGAAGTAATTCATCGTTGAAACCCTTTTTCGCTTCGTTTACGCGTCGAACCGACGCAATGACGGTTGAATGGTCACGGTCGAAAATTTCGCCGGTCTTGTGCATTGTTAAGGATGTATATTTTTGTATTAAATAGACCGCGACTTGTCGAACATAAACAACTTGCCGAAGGCGTGTTTTTGATTTTAATTGAATGATACTGATTCCAGTAACAACAACGGCGGTTTGAATAATATCGGTATATCTGAAAATTTTCGGATAATTTCCGTTTTTTTCTTCAATTTCGTCGGCTATGGATTTAAAAAGTTCGTTCATTGAAAATTCTTTTTTGTTTAGGTGTTGAATAGCATTCCAAACAAGTTCTTTATTAATTTGCATTTTTTTCGATTAGTGTTTTTAGGTTAATTTTTTAATCCAGGCGGTTGCGCATTTTTGACAAGTTGTTCCGTTGTGATTCAATTTGTTCCCGCAAATTTCACAAACGAATTGCGGGAACATAGACAATTGAATTTTTATTTTATTAGACAATTTTAAAAAGTGTCAATAATTGCGGTTTCGTTATCGCTTAATTTATCGATAAACTTCAAAAGTTTTATTTCAAAATCTTCCAACTGGTCCGCGTGTTCTTCGCGTGTTATCTTAATTAAATGAAACGGACGCACTTCAAAACGCGGATCATACGAAACAAAATAAACCGTGTCGATTGTGTCGCAAATTGTGAAATAATGATAAACTTGATATTTGTATTCATTCGGAATTCTATTTGTCCGAATATATTCAACGTGTTTTTTTGTTGATGGACATTTCACTTCAACCCCGGACAACGGAACCCCGGAACCGTCCAAAATTAAACCGTCCGGCGATAGGTGACAACCTGGATAATTTTCATTTGTAACAAGTCCGAATGTGTCAACTTTGAAATCGGTTCGGTCTTCGAATTCACTAATTGCAAACGGTTCCAAATCAATCCCGCGTTGCATTGCGTCATTGACATAATTTTCTTGAATCAATTCGGTGTGTTTTTCCGCAATTAGTTCGTCAATTAACGGAAGGTTGTTTTTTGCCATTATACTTTTAACCCGTGTCCCACCGATTGAACCTTTGCGGATTTGTTTCCATTCTTCGGTTCTTTGTTCTAAATCTTTAATTAAGTTCATTTTTCATTGTGTTTTTTGTGTTGATAATTGTTTTGTTTTGTTGTTCGGCTTTTGAAAGTGACTTCCAAATTGATTGAAGGTCCGCAATGTCCAACGCGCCTTTTAAACTTGCAACCGCTTGTTTTGAATCAACCTTTGTTTTNGGTTTTATTTGTCGNATTCTTAATGCGTCGGTTGTTTCACCAAACGCGGAAACTTTTTCCGTTCCCAAAAGAATCTTTTTGCCGGTCCATTCTTCAATGTACGGCGTTCCATGAACCGTTGTGATTGTCTTCGCGTTTGTCTTGTTGCAAATCATTCCCTTGTCAAGTTCTTCGAAGTAAATAACCATACAAGATTCATCGCGCCCGGATTGACCTTTGACCATTTCGTTTTGAACCTTTGAAATTGTTAATTCAAGGTCTTCGTCTTCGATTGAATACCCGCCTAAATAGGTATAATCAAAATTGTTTTTCCAATGTGTTTTTGATTCCATTTTTAATTGTGTTTTTAAAAGTTAATACTAAATTATAAAAGTTTTCAACATATCAAAATTGTTCATTAAAGTTTTATTTCAGATCCGTCCGACTTTCGAACAAATATTTCCGAATCGCATAAATCACAAAATTTTTGAAATTCGGTAAATTTTAAACTTTTCATCCGAACCGCCCTATGAAACGCGGTTGAATGGTTTCGAAGTTTTCGCGCGACCGAATGAACTGAATTTGGTTCCGCGATTTGTTTCAATTGATTTTTCATTTTGTTTGTGTTTGTGGTGTTTACCTGGTTATGAATAACAATTCCAAAACTTTTTTATATCTGTTTTGAAGTCTTGTTAATGTTGCCTTTTTTATTTGCCAATTATGAAACCGGATTTTTGAGGATGCAATAAAACCTTGTTGTTTGTTCCAATCGATTGCGTTGTAATATTGTTTAACTTGGTTTTGATAAAAATCAACCGCGTGCGCAATGTCTTCCAACAAATTAATTGTCGCAACTTTTTGCGGATTTGAATAATAATATTTTCGTAATGCTTCGACGCGTTTTTCAATGTCGTTTTTTATTGCTTCCATTTTTTTTAATTGTGTTTAAAGTGATTCATTAATATATTCGATACATTCTTCCAAATATTCCAACGCGGTTTTGTTATCAATTAAACGTTCGCGCAATTCGAAACGGTACGGATAAACATTCCAAATTTTGACGTGTTCATTGTTTCGAAGTTTAATTTCAAGTTCATCAATGTTTTGTTGTCTTTTTTCTTGATAATTCATTTTTGATTTTTTTTAAAAAGTCCTTTAATTTTCAAACACGATTTTTCAATATAAAATAAAGTTGTTGTAAAAATTGTCAATAATATCAATAAAAAGAAAAATAAATTTTCGTTTTTTATTTTGAACCGCTTGTCTTTCATTTGTTTTTTGATAAAGATATATTTTTTTTAATCACTAAACAAATACGTTCACTAATTATTTTAAATTAAAAAAGGGAAAACCCGAAGGAATTCCCCTAAAAAACACAACTTTTCCGAATGGAAAACGGAAAAGATTTCTTTAATCTTTTATGATTTCAATTGCTTGTTCCGAATCTATTAATCCTTTTTTTACAAGATATACAACCGCAACAATTTGAACAACACGAACAATTAATTTTGCAATTTTGCGTTCTTTTGCGTTTGTTGTTACCTTCGAAATCATTGGATCAAGTTTCGGAACCAAATTTAAAATTTTCTTTATCATAATAATTGACTTCAATTTCTTATTTCAAAATGTGGACGGTCCAACCATGAAGACCAATTTCCGCCCCAATTTAATCGAACTCCTTCTTTGTTCGACGCTTCCAACATACAAACGGCAACTTTGTGAAATAAAAGTTCTTTTTCTGATTCTTCCAGGTTATAAAAGTTTTTCCCTTTTATGTATGGAATAACATCCACGGCGCGCCCGCTTTGATGAAATGATTTCTTTTCGTATCCGTCGCATTTCGAAAAACCATTTTCAAA